ACACCATTCTTGAGCTAGGACACCCCGTTATTAAGAGTAATCACATTAACAACATGCAAATAACGTTGATTAATGGGGCTGTAATAGCGTTTAAAGGGGCCGACCGACCAGAGACAATGCGTGGTGTATCGTTGAAGTTTCTTGTCATGGATGAATATGCAGACATGAAACCGTCTGTATGGGAACAGATTCTACGTCCTGCCCTTGCCGACCAACGCGGTGGAGCAATGTTCATCGGTACGCCTATGGGTCGTAACCACTTCTATGACTTGTATATGTACGGCAAGTTAGGAGAAGACGATAACTACAATGCTTGGCACTTCACGTCCTACGACAACCCTCTACTCTCCACAGAAGAGATCGACATAGCTAAGAAGAGCATGTCCTCTTTTGCTTTCCGTCAGGAGTTTATGGCGAGTTTTGAAGCAGCAGGTTCAGAGGTGTTCAAAGAGGAATGGATTGTCTTTGACGATGAAGAGCCTAAAGACGGAGAGTATTACATCTCTGTCGATTTGGCTGGCTTCAATGAAGTGGATAGGACGAAGAGTAAGAATGCTAAGCTCGACCAAACAGCCATATGTGTTGTGAAGGTTAACGAGGAAGGCTGGTATGTTAAAGACATCATTCATGGACGATGGGATGTTAAGAAGACCGCAGAGAAGATATTTAACGCTGTAGCGAAGTATCAGGCTGTGTCTGTTGGAATTGAACGAGGCATAGCTAAACAGGCTGTCATGTCACCCTTAATGGATTTGATGAAGCAGCGTGGACGCTTCTTTAGGGTGGAAGAGTTAACGCATGGCAACCAGAAGAAAATTGATAGAATTGTCTGGGCATTGCAGGGTCGCTTTGAAAACGGGATGATTACTCTCAATAAAGGAGAGTGGAATGCCACATTCATGGATGAACTGCTACAATTCCCTAATAGATTAGTACATGATGACTTAATCGACTCGTTAGCGTATGTAGATCAGGTAGCGAAAGTTTGCTATCACTACGAATACGAACAAGATGATTTTGAATTCTTAGACCCAATAGCAGGCTACTAGAATGGATGATAACAACATAGGTGGTAATACCCTCGCTGGATGGGTAATGTCTAAATGTGACGAATGGCGAGATCATTACGATGTCACCTACCGTGACCAGCATGAAGAGTTTAACCGCCTATGGCGTGGTATCTGGTCTGCTCAAGATAAGATGCGTGAGAGTGAACGCTCTCGCCTTATCAGCCCTGCCCTACAACAGGCTGTAGAGTCGTCTGTAGCGGAAGTAGAAGAAGCCACCTTTGGTCGTGGTAAGTGGTTTGATATTCGTGACGACATGCAAGACCAAGAGCGTCAGGACATCCAATACCTACGTAACAAACTCACTGAGGACATGGAGTATGTTAAGGCGCGTAAGAGCATTGCGGAATGTATTCTTAGCTCGGCTATATACGGCACAGGTATCGGTGAAATTGTACTGGAAGAGGTCACTGAGATTGCGCCTGCAACGCAGCCTGTCATGGACGGTGAGCTACGGGCAATCGGTGTTAACGAAAGCCAACGATTCGTTGTTAAGCTGGTACCAGTCCTTCCGCAAAACTTCTTGATTGATCCTGTAGCAACAAACATTGAAGAAGCTCTGGGTGTAGCAACAGATAAGTTTGTTCCTCGTCACGTTGTTGAAGAGGGAATCGAAGCGGGTATTTACTTCGATGTTGAAGTGGAAGATGCGAACGATGAAGCAGCGATTGATTACGATCCTGAAGCAGCGTCTACGTACATTGAAGACAAAGTACGCCTCACCACCTACTACGGTAAAGTGCCTGTAGATTTATTTAATGAGGAAGTTTATGGCCTGTCAGAAGAAGAAAGCGAAGTCGAAGAAGACTCAGAAGACTCAGCAGACCAAGAAATAGCTCAAGGCAAATACATTGAAGCAGTCATCGTAATTGCTAACGAGTCTACGCTTCTAAAGGCTGAAGCTAACCCTTACATGATGAAGGATCGTCCTATCGTTGCCTTCTCATGGGATACAGTACCGTCTCGCTTCTGGGGACGTGGTGTATGTGAGAAGGGATATAACTCTCAGAAAGCCCTAGATACAGAGCTACGTGCGCGTATTGATGCACTGGCTCTCACAGTTCACCCAATGATGGCTGTTGATGCGTCACGTCTCCCTCGTGGCGCTAAGATGGAAATCCGACCCGGCAAAACAATACTCACTAATGGCAACCCTGCCGAAATATTGCAACCGTTTAATTTCGGAAAGGTAGATCAAGTAACCTTTGCACAAGGGCAGCAGCTTATGCAAATGGTTCAAATGGCCACTGGAGCTGTCGATACAGCGGGTATTCCTTCTTTTGCTGGAAGCGAAGCAACTGCCGCAGGCATTAGCATGAGCTTGGGTGCTATTATCAAGCGCCATAAACGTACCCTGATTAACTTCCAAGACAACTTCTTGGTTCCGTTCATCAGCAAGGCGGCATGGCGTTACATGCAGTTTAATCCTGAACACTACCCTGTCAGTGATTATAAGTTCATTGCCTCTTCATCTCTGGGCATTATTGCACGTGAGTATGAAGTCACTCAGTTGGTGCAGTTGCTACAGACAATGAGTCCTGAGTCTCCAATCTACCCAACATTGATTGAGTCGATTGTGGATAACATGAACCTGTCTAACCGCGAAGAGATCATCCAGCGCATCAAGCAAGCGAATCAGCCTAACCCACAGGCGCAGCAGATGCAGCAGGCTCAGGCGCAAGCGCAGATGGAATTCCAGAAAGCTCAAACAGCAGCCTTCCAAGCACAAGCTAACGATTACAATGCACGTGCTGAGAAGAACAAAGTTGAGGCTGAGATGGTTCCGTATGAAGCTAAGACTGATCGCATTAAAGCTATCTCCACTAACATCCGTAAGGGTGAAGGGGATGACAAAGAGTTTGAGCGCAGGGTGCGTATCGCTGAGCTTCTCCTGAAAGAGAAAGAAGTGGATTCTAAGAATCAAGCTAAAGCGCAAACTGAAATGGCTCAAACAGGTGATCGTGCAGCTGAAATGGCTTTGATGCAGAGACTTGGAGTGCAGTAATGGCAGCTAAAAAACCCGCTAGTAAGAAGTACGCAGACGGAACTACCTACAAAGATAGTGAAGGTAAGACACATAAGCGTGTATCAGCTAAAGGTACTAAGCGGGGTGATGCCTACTGTGCTCGTAGTTCTGGGCAGAAAAGTAAAGACGGAACAAAGTCTGAGAAGCTAAAAGCTAGACGCAAAGCTTGGGGCTGCAAAGGGAAGAAGTCTTACAAATGAACATCAACCTTAAAATCCTTGCTGCCTTTGATGCCCTTGACTCTAAGTTCAAGGAGCTGTCTTCACGTATAGAAACCCTTAAGTTGCAGAAAGGCGATAAGGGTGAACGTGGGGAGAAAGGCAAAGACGGACGTGACGGTAAAGATGGTCGTGATGGTAAGGATGGTCGTGACGGTGTTAACGGCAAAGACGGTGTTGACGGCGTAGATGGTAAGGATGGAGCTGACGGTAACGGTGTTGCTGATGCTCGGATTGATATTGATGGTAATCTCGTCCTTGTTCTTGATGATGACAAAGAAATAGATGCAGGTTCTTTGGACTTAGAAGGTAAGGTTATTAACTATTACCAGATGGGTAGTAGTAGCGGCAGCGGAACTGCTTCCTTATATATCCAAGACACGCAGCCAGTAGCCGCAGGTAAATACTTGTGGGTGGATACAAGTGGAACAGACATAACATTGTGGGTAGAAGATGGCATTAGTTAACGCGTTTGGTGATATAGCCTTAGATGTAACCAACAGTAAGATGGCGTTCGCTAAGAGTGAAATCTTACAAAGTTACGGGCATACAGCGGTAATAAGACGTAAGAGCCTGCACAAGTTCGGTGCTAACCTGTCTGTTGGTACAACTTCAGAAGATATCAACTGGGACGGTATAGAGCCTTTTCACAGTACGACTAACTCTATCACCACAGCCAGCTCATCCAGCGCAGCAGACACCACTC